GCATACCACTAATGCCATACTGCCCCTGTGAGCCCTTTCTCTCGTTCGCTCATGACCTCCAGAAACATCAACTACCGCAGCCCAGGTTTTTATGACCCTGAGCGCCGCGCCCCTAAGACCAATGCCATTGTCATTGCAGTCTTTTGTTTTCTCATGGCCGGTGCCTTTTGGTACTCCCTCGACACAACTTTGACGGACATGACCCAGCGTGATTGCAACGCTGGCATTCAAAAAGCCTGTGATTCTCTCAAATGAAAAGCCTCTCAATCGTTCTTGACCAAGCCAGGGCTGAAAAGCTGCACAAGCTTTCTGAAGCCACCAAAGGCAACATGACCAACGTGTCAATCGCCGGTGAGCACATCGAGTTTGAGCAGCCCAAACTAAGTGCATCAAAACTCGCCGCAGCCCTCCTCAACAGTGCCATTGACCGCGCCTTCAGCCAACTCCCCCAATAACGTCACCTTCGCTGTTCTTGGCACGCCAGTCCCGCAAGGTTCTATGCGTGCCTTCAAGAGCAGGGTCATTGCCAACAATGCAGAAGCTCTTGCTAGTTGGCGCAGTGACGTTGCAGCTGCTGCACACCGTCACAAGCCTGAAGGCTGGAACATTGATGCCGCAGTCTCACTTGAATGTGAGTTTGTTTTCAAGCGTCCTTTGTCCCATTACGGCACAGGCAAAAACGCTGGCAAGCTGAAATCTTCTGCCCCAGTCCATCACGTCAAAACCCCGGATCTTGACAAAGCCGTTCGCGGCGTAGCCGACTCAATCGGGGATGCCGTGGCGTCTGTCTTGCTGCGCAATGACAGTCAAATCGTCTCTATCCACGCAACCAAGAGGTATCAAACAGATGACTTCCTCGGAGCCATCATCACCGTCACAGCCCTTCCCTAACCTTGGCGATGTCATCACCACCGATGACGTAAGCCAAAAGGGATCCGGCAGCTATAAGGCTGACTATGTGAACTGGTGCCGCACCATGCACCTGCTTCACGAACATGCCCCCGGCTGGCAATTTTCTTTAGCTGCTGCGCCTGGTGGCGGCCATGTTTGGAAAGCACCGAATGAAACCGGCTACGTCGTCGGTTATTTCATCGGCCCTGATCGTCAAACGTCGCCGCACTTTCCGCAGGCGATCATGGACAATCGCAACAACGCCATCGCCTTTGGCAAGGTCAGCGCACGCGATCTGACTGACAGCCATCGCCGTTGCCTATGCACAGCTGCTGCTGCACAGTTCGGACTTGCTTGGCAGCTTTGGGCACGCGAAGAGGTTGAAAATCCTCACCGCGAAGAGAAGAAGGCAAAGCCTGCAGCTGGGCCATCTGTTGCCGGTGTATCTCAAGAGGAACAGCCTCTTTCAGATAGCGAACGCAGCTTCCTGCTGCAGTGGATTGGCGACATGCCCCAAGACAACCGCGAGGCTTTCTGTAGAGCATTTCGGTCAAAGTTCAACCTGGCAGCCAACGCTAAAATTGCCCCGGCAATCACATCTAAAAAGCACGAGGCTTGGATTCAAGCCGTCATGAATGAGTATGCCTGATGAAAAAACCACGCAAGCCAAGCAAGACGACAAACGTCGTGCTCAGCACTTTCAAGTTCGGCTGGACAAACAGCTAGCCGAACAGCTGCAGCATTACGCAGAGAAACGCCATCAGGGCGTTATCAACGCTGCGCTGCAAACCATCATCCTCAAGTTCTTCAATCAAAAGTAATGGCTGACTTCGCACCCGACGCCTTCAACATCTGGGGCAACTTCAACAAAGACCAAAAGAAAAACGGCCACTATTGGGCAGCCATGGAGGTGCCTGTTTCTGAGCTGCGCAAGATGGTCGAATGGGTCAAGACCGCAGACCGCTGCGAGAATCAAAAGGGTGAGGAATGCGTAAAGCTCCGCGCCAATCTGATGCCGCGTCAAAGCCAAGCGGGCAACGATTATCTACTGATGGCTCTGAGTGATGCCAAGCCCCGCCCAGCTGACAGCTCAACCGCTGACTTTTAAGCTTGTGACGAACGAGAGACTAGGAGCGCCGCCGCGCTCCTTTTTTATGAAGCCAACCATCAAGCAGGTCAACAAAGACGGGCTGATGTTGTGGGAGGTGAGTCACGGCGGGATGACTCGATATTTCAAGCATGACTGGCAGGCCAACTGGCACTATGAATCTGCCGTCAGGCTCTACAGGTCAAGGCTCAACAGCAAATTTGGCTAAGCCCTTGCCAATGGCATACCACCTGTGTATGCTGGAGGTGTTCAAGGGGAGACCCACCTCAAACAAGCCAATGAACTACTGGACACCCGAACGCTGCAAGACCATCCCCACCATGGTCTTGATGGACAACTCACTTGAGATTTCTGCTCAAGGCGCTGTCTCAAAAAACCCCAGCATCCGAAAGCGCAACGCTGAGATCGTTGAAATGATTCAAGCCGAGCTGCGTTCCCGCTTCTGACCAGCCAGCCCCTTCGGGGGCTTTTTAGTCCCAAGTGGCGATCTTGGCGTCAAGTTCTCCAATCCTGCCCACGGCTTGGCTCAACAGGCGAGATTGGTGGAATTGCTGTCTGACCAAGGAAACGCAAAGCGTTTTCAAGACTTCTTCGTCTTGGCAGTTCTGCACTTCTCTAACGCTGCGCTCTACCTCAAAGAGTTCTTCAGTCGAAGGGTTAAAAATCATCCAGTCGGCCCAGCCCATCGGATTGTTTCAGAACCTTTCGTTCTGAATAGTACGGCCCGTTTTTGTGCATGTCCATGGTGTCTCTGACCCATGGGACCAGCCATTGGTCAACCTGCGCGCATCGCTCCCAATTCACCGGCTTGGCGCACTGAACGACAACAGTCGTCCAAAACGCGCTGATAAAAGCCCAAAGCCAATACCAGTCAGCCACGGATGAAAATCATCCAGCCTGTTCCTGGGCCGTCAACCATCCACCTGTAATTGAACTCAGACTGACGAACACGCACAGACTTGCCAGACCTTGATTGGTCATGGCCGCCCTTCTGCATAAGCGGATATCCCATGGGATCGTGCATGACGTAATACTGATCACCCACAGGGCTGTGTTTGCCTTGAAACCCTGTGATCACAGACCAATGACCGCAGGCAGGACCACCGCACATTGGTGGTTCGCCTCGGGTTAGGTCACCTTTGTCGTACCAGCCAACCAAAACGGCCGATCCGTGAGAGATAGCCTCTTCGATCATTTCCGGCGTGCCTTTTTGAGTGAACTCAACATCCAAGCCCAAAGATCGAAGCGTTTGGAGCTGGGCATTAACGCTGGTTGTGTCGCCGTAGTGGGCCAAGTGGAAGATGTACTCGTTATCACTACTGACCAAACCGGCGCTGGCTGCAAGCATGGCGGCAGAGCTAGCGAAACATTCACGCCAGCCGTCGTATCCGTTGTCGAGCTGCTGGAAGTAGGGAACAAAGACTTCTTGGTCAATCCCTGCAGCCCGCCACGCCTCGAACCAATCCGCATCTTCCTGCAGAAGCTCATTAGGCATGGCTTCCTGTAGGGCTGCAACGCCAGCCAAGTGGTAGGGCGAGTCATCGCGGAAGTGCTGGAAGAAGGGCAGCAGGCTCAGCACGCTTAGAAATCCGAGAGCTTTACTTTTCAACACGGGTATCAGGCAACAGCAAATCCTTAAGGTGCTTAACCGCAAGATCATCTAAATCGTTGTCGGTGCGAGTGACGATTTTCTCCAGCATCGCCACAATCAGCTTTTTGAACGCCCTAGAGCGCCACATCGTCATAACCAAGGGTTTAAGAACTAGAAGCATTGGATTGACCTAGTTACCCTTAAAGCGTAGCTCTGTTGCGCTATGGCAGAAACTCCACAGTCAAAAGCAGACGAACAGGACGAACAGCAGCACTCGTGGCTGGGTGATGTTGTCCGCGTAACCATCCTGCTGTGGTCAATGGGTATTCTCACCGCCAACTATCTGGGCATCTTCTCCCAAGCCGTCGATCCAACTTTCCCGGCCAGCCTGTTGACAGGGACTGCAGCTTCTTATTCACCAGCTCTCGGCAAACTGGGCAAGAAAAAGAAAGAGGACAACGGCGTTATCATTGACAATAAAGACACCAAAGCTGGCATCAAATGACCCGCGCACTTCTGGTATTGGGCATCACTTTGGCAGCTGCTTTGCCTGCTAAGGCCGACATCACCCACAAGATTCAGTCCTCCGTGCAACTCCAAGTCGATGGGGCAGCATCACAGGCTTCAAGAATTGGCAGCACGCTTGCTGTCAGTGGCTCTAACGTCAGCCTGGATTCTGCTCCTGTACTGGGCAGCCTCACAGCTGGTAGTGCTGTGGGCTATACACCGGGTCAGTACAGCATTACAACAGCGGGAGACGCCTTCTCTTACAGCGAGTCCTTCATTGAAGGTGATGCCACGCCAAGCGCTACAACCGTAAGTAGCGGTGTTGTCACTTCACTCCCTATGCTCGGCAACACCACCACAACTTCAGGCGGTGTCGCTGGAAGTCTTGCTGGCACGATCGCTTCTGATGGCGCGATGACCATCACTGCTGGTGGCGCTGGAACAACTGCAACAGGCCAAGTGGTCCTCAGTATCGAAGTGGACTGATGCGTTGGTTATTGCTTCTGCTGCTTTACGCTCCAGCAGCAGGAGCTGTTCCTGTAGTGCCCGCCTTTACAACTGGCACACTTACCAGCAGAACAGAGACGACTTCTAAAGTCACTGAAACCATCGTCAGTGAGAACTTTGACACCGGTTGGGAATACTCAGCTAGTGGAGTTAATGTTCAAAGTGACGCTCCAATCAACCCTGTTGCTAAAAGCACGATTAACGGATGGACCTCTTTAGGAGAGCGGCCAAACTGGTCAATCGTCACTCCAGGTCAAGCTTTTCAGTTTGTCGAGACCTACCGGGGGCCAGGGCTTTCAAACGTGACAACGATTCAGCGCGTCACCGAAATCACAAGCGTCACAGATTCAGTTTCCTCCTTTTCGGAATAATCGCCACCGCTCCAGTCAACGCTCAAGACGTTGGCGGCATCTCTGCAACTGCCGCTCCAACAGCAACATCGTCTGGGTCGGTGTCTAACCAGGCTGTGCAAGTCCTACAGGGAAATGCCATCCAGAATGTTTATGGGGGAGGAATAAGTTGCCAAGGTCCAACACTGACCGTTACGCCATACCTCAACCGCACCAAGTCTTGGGGCCTGCCTTACGAGTATTCCTATCCAGATCCTGTTTACGATCTCAGTGATCTTAATGAAGACGGAATCTTAGACAATCCAGGGGACGTGCTCTTCTTTAAAGACACACGCACAGGACAAAAAGACAATCACAACTGGAATCTTGGCCTTTCTGTTCAAGCCACGATCCCGCTAGATGGTGGCCTACAGGAACGTTGTAAAGCAGCTGTTGATACTCAACTTGCGCTCCAACAACAACAACTAGCCAATAAACGCCTTGACTTTGAGATCAGCAGACTCAAGCACTGTGGCGAACTCAAGCTCAAGGGCATTAGGTTTGCCAAAGGATCACCCTATGAAAAGGTATGCGCTGATGTCCTCATTTATTCGCCGACGCCCCACACGCATCTCATCCCCTCAGCGACCTCTGAAGCGCACGTCGGGCACTAACACCTTCTGGAACTGGTTGGCGGCCCAAAGCTTTCTGCAGTTTTTGAGCGGCCTTTTTGATGATCGGTCGAATTAACTTCAGCAAGAACGGCGTACACAATCCAGCTGTGACACCGATCACTGATGAAGCAGCCACCGTTGTTGCCTGTGGAATCGTAGGTAAAGCTTCAATAACCTGTTGAGGCAATGGCTTTGGTTCTTGTTCTAATTCTGCTGGTGTTGGTGGAGCTACTGGTTGCTGCTTGCTGGGAAGTTTGATTTGAATAGGCTCAGCAGCTGGTGGCTCTGCAGGTTCCTTCTTTGGCGGAACGATTCTGGGCGCCCCAACCTCAGGCTCAAAGTCCAATGGGTTAAACGATGGCAAGTCAATCACCGGTACACCAATCTGCAGCGTCACTGGTGGTGCTGCTGGTATTGCAACTTCTGGCAGATTGACCACCACGTTGATCTCTGGCACGTCTATCTCACGAATCTCTTCCATGAAGTCAGAACGGTTTACAGCAGGTCAGCTTTTTATAGAGAGGACCAAGCATCGCGAAGGGTCGCCAATCGTTTACACAGTAATGTCCGGGCGCAGCTCCAGGCTGTTTACCGATCCAAAAGCCATCCTCAAGTGGGTCAAATGGCCCAAAGGCACACCAACTGGCGATGCTTTACGCGAATGGCTGGCGTCGTTTGACCAGAAACCTCAAACACCCGTGCCAGAACTTGATATGGCAAAAATCAAGGCTGAAGGCTTCGGGCCTGAAGCTCATGACGACGATCCAACCGCCAACACTAAAATGGTGACCTGATTGCAGGGCCTGTCTCCGTTGGCAGCTTTGGCATCTCAGGAATCTCTGGGACGGGCACTTGCTTCAAAATTGAGTCCGTCAGCGTTGACTTCACCTTGCTGACGTAGTTTTCGACCATCGATGGGATGCGCGTGTAAAGCACCACCGTTCCACCAACCAACGCTCCAGACATCACGAAGGATGCGACGGTCATCACGTTGAAAACTTTTTGCATGATGGGTGTCAAAGAAAAACCCCCTCCTGCTGTGTGACCAGGAAGGGGCGTATGCGTCTCTGCAGACTTGTTCTAGCTCAGAAAGCGTACTTTGCGCCAACCTTCA